CGAATACACACCAGGCCATGGAATCGCTGGCGATAGAGAAGAAAGCGGCAATGACCGAGTTCAAACAGCGAAAGGAAAAACTTGAAGAGCAGATTCACGTCGATTCGCTAATGATCAAAGAGGGGGTTGCGATGCGTTCGGTCGTCTGCGAGCTGCAGCTAAACCATACCAAGGGAAGAGCCATTATTATCCGGCTGGACACGGATGAGATCGTAGAAGAACGGGACATGACCAAGGATGAACAGCAGATGAAGATACCATTCGAGAAGAAAACCAAGAAAGGCAAATCGGACCAATCGAACATGAAGGAAAGAGTTGAAACTGGGGAGATACAGTTCGATAAGAATGACAAAAAATAAAAATCATAGTAAGGCGATGCACGGCGAGGCCTGGCGCACAGCACAGCGTAAGCGTAAGCATGGCGGCTGGTTCTTTTATCGTGGGATTTGCCAGGACCCCGAGATTTCAGGCCGCCCGCCGTGCGACTTTACATTTGTAAGTAACCTGTCAGGCGTAACTTAAGGCGTTTCCGGTCGTGTTTATCGGTCATTTTCTAATAACAAATGGGTCCTTCCCTGGGCTATAAATCCTTTGCGGGTCAAAGTTGCGAAAAACGGCCCCGTATAAAAAAAAAAAAAGTGACCTTACTTAAATCGGGAAAATGACGTAATTTAGGAGTCTATCGAATGGCAAAAAATAAAACAAAAAAATCGATTAAACAAAAACGGATAGAGTCTGCCAGGCAGATTGCCGCCCGCCGGCGTATCGGATGTCCCGGTGTAGGTATGTTCAAGATGAAGGACCTGACGCCGGCCGATTACAACCCGCGGGAGATAATCCCTGAGGCGTTGGAAGGGCTGACCAATTCGCTGAGCCGATTCGGCTAACTTAATAAGAGGCAAATTAAATGAGTTTAAATAATCTAATTGGGAAAAAGATACATCGATTAACAGTTTTATCTGAAGAGCCACAAAGAAAGGGCATACGGTATTTTAAGTGTGAGTGTGTTTGTGGAAATATAAAAATAACACAGGGAGTTTGTTTAAATAATGGTTCATGTAAAAGTTGTGGTTGTTTGCAAAGAGAAAAGATTGCAATGCTTGGGCGGGCGAAAAGAAAACATGGTTTTTCCGGCACGAGATTTTATAGAATTTGGAAGGGGATGAAAAATAGATGTTATAACAAGAATGAGCCAGCATATCCCAGATATGGAGGACGGGGTATTAATGTAACCGAACGATGGCATGAATTTGAAAAATTCAAACAAGATATGTACGACGAATATTTATCGAAAGCAAAAATATTTGATGAAAAGAATATTTCGATAGACAGAATTGATAACAATGGGAATTACTGCTTAGAAAATTGCCAACGGGCCACGATAAAAATTCAGAACAACAATCGGAGAGAAAAAAAACTAAACCACAATACTATGAGAAATATACGAAAGGAATATAAACGTGGAAATGGTCGAGACTTGGCAAGAAAATATGATGTATCATTTTCAGTGATATCCGAGATTGTAAACTATAAAAGAAACTATGCAAAAATAAAGTGATTGTAAGTTTTGAAGATTAGGCTCACAGATTATAGCTGCCGAGAAACTGGACAGGCGATGTTTTGCTATGGAGAAGGAGCCGGTCTTTGTGGATGTGGCGGTCGAACGCTGGGAACAATGGACCGGCCAAAAAGCGAAGCTGGAAAGGACAAGGCAGGATGCCGAAAAAGTATTATGAGCGAGAAGATGTAATAACCGATGCAGCTCAGATTGCAGAGCGGCTTAAAGATACCTCCGTAACTCTGACAAAACTAATGAAGGAATATCGCTGCGGCTGGTCTGTTATTATGAGGGCGGTATTGTCCCAGATGTCAAAAAACCAATGGAAACGGATTCGAAAGAGAAAACTTCGTCATGGTAATGCTAAACATCATTTTCAAAAGGGTCATAAACCCTGGAACAAATGCAGAAAAGGCATCCACCTGTCACCTGACACCGAGTTCAAAAAAGGTCACCTCCCGGTACAGCACAAACATGTCGGCACGATCCGCATTGTTACTCTTGAACGGCAAGGAAAGATAAATCAGTATCGAGAGATTAAAGTTTCGGGGATTATGCAGGGCAGGCATAAGTGGATTCCTTATGCCCGTTATTTATATGAACAAAAATACGGTCCGATTCCCAAAGGTCATTTTCCCGTCCACAGGGATGGTAATTCGATGAATGACGATATTGATAATCTGCAAGTCGTCGATAGAGGGGGACATCTTGCTTTACAGATGCAGCGAGACCCGAACATGCTGAAAAAATGCAGGCGAAATGCTTCCAAGGCACTTAGAAAAAAGTGGGCAGCTTATAGGCGAAGGAAAGCCAAACTTCTTAAGATATCGCATAAAACCCACGAACGTGTTCGCCGGACCGAACAGAAAACCCGCGAACGTGTTCGCCGGACCGAACAGAAAACCCGCGAACATATTCGCCGGAGCGCGAATGAAGAAGCTCAATATAAAGAAAAGTTTGAAAAGGAAATAAAAAATATCAGAGGAGCTTATACTATATGGTGGGAATGTACCGGTTGTGGATTTGAAAGTTTTCTCAATAATCCTCCATTGCCATGTCCCAAATGCGGTGGTTTAAATTATGAACAAATCAGGCAGAATAGAGAGCCGGCGCGGGCGGTTAGTATCGGACTGACCGCCTCAGCTGCAGATGCAATCTGCAGATGATTTTAACACGCCGGCTTAATTATAAAATGTAAATAATAGTATCGGGGAAAGTTAGAGGTAACTTGACAGGAATTTCGGCCGTTGAGATAGCCAAAAAGCAGAGGTATCTATTTCTGCTGCAAAAGGTCAAAAAAAACAAGACTCTTTCAAAGGTCGAGCTGGACGAATTAAGCAGGTACGAGCGAAAAATGGTCGACAAGGTTGTTTTAGGAAATTTGAGGAAGCGGTCGAATAAGCCATCGACCAGGCCATCGACCAAACAATCGAAAAAGGGCAAAAAGAAAATCCTTGTAGCGAAACGAGTGCGATTGCCCGTCGAGGAAGCGGAGCTCCGAAGATTAGGGCTCGAATGTGAGAACCTGACCGAGGCGGATGCTGCGATCAAGAAACGCAAGTCTTTGAAGGAGATATTCAAGGAACATCCGCAGCTCAGGCAGGCCTGGAAGCGTGGTCGATTCCTGCGGAATCTCAGGGGCCTGGCCCGGACGGGGGCAAGTGTTCCGCAGGCGGCAAAGAAACTGGGGCTTGCGAACGGCCGTCTCCTGCGAGCGATGATAGATGAGGATGCGGAAGTTGGTGACTTGTGGGACCAGACGCAGCTCGAGGTTTATATCGAGATCAAGACAGCTATCGTTGAGGCCGCCAAGGAAGGCAAGGCGGACGCGGTCCGGATGGTGGAGAGCTTTCTGTTAGATGAAAAAGAACGGCCAGAGTTCGACCCTTCGCATATAACAATACTTCAGCTTACCGAAATTACGAACAAATCACGCCAGACAATTCATGAGTGGTTTACCAAGTTCGGCCTGCCACGAAACGCCGACAAGACTTTCGACCTGAGTATTTTCCTGGTGTGGTATGAAGAGTTTCTGCTTAAAAAGGCATCGGCGGGAAAGGGACCGGCAGTTGTACGGAGCCCGACAAGAATATTAAAGGACGAGAAGCTGGAGATGGAACTTGCTGAAAAACGAGACGAATTGCTCGATAGGAGCGAGGTTATCATCGGCCAGGTTGCCTGGGTCCAGAATATCGTTACGTTCTGCGAACGCGGAATCGAGGAGATCTCGAGGCTCTGCAGCAGTCAGCCGCGGGAAAAGATTGCGGAAATTGCCAAGGGGTTTTTTCGTGATTTACATACCGAAGCGGCCAAGGTCCCGAAAGAGCTGCGCCTGCCAGCGGCGAAGGAACGGGAGCTAATCGAGTTTTTGCAAAGGATAAAACCACATGATACCGGATAATATTATCGAGTTAATAGGAACCATCGCAACAATCATCGCTGTAATAGGCGTTGTATTTAACAACAGACGTCTGAGGATATGCTTTCTTCTGTGGTTGGTATCGAATGGTCTCATTGGAGCCATTCACGTTCATACTGGAATCTGGAGCCTTGTTGTCAGAGATGCTATTTTCTTCGTTCTGGCCATAGAAGGTTGGATAAAGTGGGGTCGTAAATGATTCTTAGACCACTGCCTACACAGCCGGAAGTGCTCGATGCGTGGATTAGTCACGATATCCCATCGTTAGCTAATTGGGCAGAAGACCATTACATCCTGCCCAAGGAAACCGCCGAGATGTCGGGTCCCTGGTCACATGATATCACGCCATGTCTTTTAGAACCGATGAAGTGGTTGTCAGATATGGCAACACGACAGGTAACGATATGTGCCTGTAACCAGGCGGGAAAATCTGAGCTGAGTAATATCTTTATCGGCTGGATTATTGATGTCGCTCCGGCGCCGACTCTTTTAGCCATGCCCCGGGAGAGTGATGCGAACCGGAGACTTGCTACGCGGATTCGGCCAATGTTCAAATTAACGCCGTCTCTCTTACAAAAACTGGGCGGCAAGCTCGATAAATTAAATATAGGCAAGGAAACAATCCTCGATAATATGATTTTATATATTGCCTGGTCCAACAGCCCGGCCGCCATGGCTGACAACCCGATATGTAACGTGATACTCGATGAGGTTGTTCTATATTCTCCTTCCATAGGCAAAAGAACGGATGCGATCAGCCGGGGCAAGAGAAGACAGCGAACATTTCGCACCCACTCGAAGTTGCTGGTTACATCTTCACCTGAGAACGAAGGTGATTTATTCGATGCGGAGTTCGAGAAGGGTGATAAGAACGAATGGTGGGCGAAGTGTCCCTGTTGTGATACACATCACATAATGAGATGGGCCAACGTGGAGCTGGATAAAGATAATGACGGCAACCTGCTCGATGCCGAGATCTATCGGGCCGGGGGTCACGCGAGATATGTTTGTCCGGAATGTAAAAATCCCTGGGATGAATATCAAAGATGGGAAGCGGTAAGCAGCGGCCATTATGCCCCTGAAGGTTGCTCGGTGGACCCGTCCGGCCGGATTATCGGTAACGTCCCTGTTACCAGTCATCATAGCTGCAGGATAACGGCGCTTATGCTTCATCCGGCATTTCAGACCATCGATGACTTGGCCGGCGATTGGGCGGATGCGATGCCGGCAAAAAAGATGGGCAATGTCATACCGCTGCAGGATTTCATCAATAATCAATTAGCTGAGCCCTGGAAGGAAACCGAGAAGGTGACAAGCAAAAAGGTTCTGCGGTTTCACATCGGCACGTACCGAAAAGGGACGGTGCCGGCCGGCGTTCAAATTTTGAGCTGCGGTGTCGATGTCCAGATCGACCACGTCTGGGTCTCCGTGGACGGCTGGGGATATTTGTCCGAGGTCTGGAGTATTTTCGAGGGCCGGCTGGAGACCGGCGATACGAAAGAACTGGAGAACTTCGAGGTTCTGAGAAGATTCCTACATACTACATGGGTATCCGCAGATAATCCTGATTTAAAATTTTATATTTACATGACTGCGATAGATGTTGGTTATAGGCCACATGTCATAAGGGATTTCCGCAGAAAATGCACCGAAATTAATCTTGTGGAGGTGCGAGGAGATCTAAGTGTTCGGACAAGGCCATCCAGGGCCATAAGGGATAACTTCAAACAAATAATACGATACGATCTGAATGTGAACGATTACAAGAGCCGGGTTTACAGGCTGTTATTCGAATCGGCCGTCCCGGGTCCGGGGTACTGGCATCTCAACGCAGATACGACTGAAGAGACGTTAGATCACTTGACCGCCGAAGAGCAGCGGCTAATCCGCAGTTATAGGAGACAAAGGTACGAGGTCGGATGGATTCCGAAAAAAGAAAATAGAGCAAACCATTTATGGGATGCAAAAGTGTATTCGTCTTTTGCGGCCGAACTGATAGGCGCCCATTCACTGCCGAGCCTGGAGGCTGAAAAACCAAAGCCGAAAAAGAAGCAGGCCGGACAGTCAGGCTGGCTGGATGATTTGCCGTCTTTGACATAGGAATATCGGCTTTTCAGTGAAAAGCTGAAAATTATGCATATTGCGCAGAAAGGCGGAAAAAGTGGCAGAACTGAAAAATAGGGTGTTTATTGGTGGCAGTGGGGGTAAAAAATCGAACACAGGGCATCCTGGTGGCCTTGGCAGGTCGAATATGAGGTCAATTTATGGAAATAGTGAAAATAGTTGATATAGATGAATTTCTGGGTGCTGTCTACGGATGGCTCTGGAACGAGTATCTTGGGATATACTTGTGGAGCTTAAAATATTGGCCGGTGCTCGAATTCTCTGGAGAGTCGCCGCAGGTGAGCGCGGTCCGCACCGGTGATATCTGGTCCGGCTTCATGTCAGAGGCCCGGGGCTTGAGCTGGGACAGGAAGTCGCGCTATGGTAAAAAATAATACATGGATGTGAGAAATGACTAACGGCTTTTTGAATGACTTGCCTGATCTTGACATGCCGGCCAGGCGAAAGAAAAAGAAATCACCTGAGTGGAAAGATCAGGTGGTTCGCTATGTAAGGCTTCGGTGTCCGAATCCGGAATGCAGAAGTACTAATGTACCGGTTTATGACAGCAGCCACCTACCGATCAGGTATCATAAATGCTCCAATTGCGGTCACACGTTTAAAAGCATCGATGAAGATTATCAACCATAAAATGGAATATTATTTTACAGTAATACTGGAAACATCATTTTTGAGCCGTTAAGCGAGATATCAACCTAAAAAAATTTTCATCTTTTTACCAATTCTTGGTAATCACCCTCTTTCTTTAAAGGGTTCTCTTATGGTAGTTTGTTATTGGTATGCAAACGTCTATACAGATAATTGAAGAGATCAAGAGCGACGCATCAGACCTCCAGCTGAAGTTACTGACCTTGCCGGCCCCGGGTGAAACAATCGGCAAAAAACAGGATGAAGCGATTGACAGCGCTCAAAGGAGTCTGCTGGGATGGCGTAGCCGGGAACTCGGAGAATTGAAAAAGGCATTTAGCGGGTAAGGTTAGGTGAGACCCGTTAGAAAACACTTCGTGAACATTTTTCTAACGGGTTGAGTTTTGAGTTATAACTAAGAACTAAGAACTAAAAACTAATAACTATTATATGACTACTTTAGCACAACAACTGGAAAACGTTCAGGCTGCCATAGCGGCGATTGAGAGCGGCGACCAGAGCATATCGAGTGAGGGCGAATCGTTGACCCGGCCGGATTTGAAGACACTTTATGACCGGGAGGAAAGACTGCTTAATAAAATCGCCAGGGGGGACCGAGGCAGATACACGGTAGCTGAATTCTGATGAGAGAAAATAACAAAAAATCAGATTCGTTTTTACGCAGAACTTCGGTGGCATTGGATGATGTTGTCGGGGTGTTCTCGCCGCGAAGGGCAATGTTGCGCAAATCGTACCGGTTCGGATATGATATTCTGGACAGGCACCGGACCCGGAAGAAACGTTCGGACATGGGTGGTACCGGTGATCAACATTTGACCGATACAAATCTGGCTGAGTTACGGGAGATATGCGATGATTTAGCAAACAATAATCCATTAGTCAAAGGGATATTCCGCAAGCTGGCCACCAAGATAGTCGGGACCGCAACGATGATTCAGGCAAGGACCGAGGATGAGGGATGGAACAAGGGGGCCGAGCAGCTCTGGAAGGAAGAGATGGTCGATGTACCCTGTGACGTGACCGGAAGATTCAACATTCACGCGTATCTGAAAAAAATGTATTATACTTATTGTACTCACGGTGACATGTTTACAATTTATACTGATGACGGGATTCAGGCGGTTGAGGGAAGTCAGTGTGGCACACCTTACGGCAAAAATAAAGCCGAACATTTCGATGTGATAAACGGTGTGGCGATAAGCAAAAAGACCAGGAAAGTCATCGGATATTATATCGGCAAATCGAACAAGTGGGGCTACATTGCCAATGAGTCCGTTCAGAAATACACCGCCGACGTGGTTCATCATACCTTTAACCCGGACCGATTCAGCTATTCACGCGGGGAACCGGTCCTGATTAGTGCGGTCGATATGATTGATAAGCTTTTCGGCTACATCGATGCCGAGCTTGTAGCGGCAAAAATCAATGCCTGTTTCCCAATGATGGTAACGACCAAGGACTCGAGCGGCAAGCCGCCGCCTTATACCGGGGGCGTAAGCCCATCCGGCAAAGATAAAGACAACAGGACGCACGTGAAGATAGATCCCGGCATGATCTGGGAAGGTGAGCTTGGAGAAAAGGCCGAGGCAATTGGAGCATCCCGGCCGGCGTCAGCTTTTGAGCCGTTTGTCTTGCGCATCATGATGCTTATAGGCAATCCCGTGTCATTGCCGTTGATGCTGACGACAGGAGATTTTTCCGGTGCAACCTTTATGAACAGTCGGGTTGCTTATCAGGAAGCCCAAGATAATTGGGTCGATGAGCAGGAAATTATTCTCAAATCGATGCTTAGGCGAACATGGCTGTGGAAAATTCGGCAATGGATCGAAAGGAAGGATTTGAGCGATAGGGATGATTGTAATAGACTCGAAATAATGTGCAAACGCTGGCCTTATGTGGACCGCTGGAAACAATCCAAGGCCGATGAGCAGGATCTTAAAAATTGTTCAGTCAATCATACGATGATATGTGCTCGACAAGGTCATGATTTTAAGGATATTGTCGATAAGAGGGCGGAGGAGGATAAATATCTCGAAGAAAAAGGAGTGGTCCTGGTACCTGAAAAAAAGGAAAAACCAGCAGCTTGAAAGGTAAAATTATGCCCAAGGTCAAGATTCAGAACTTCAAACCGGCAAAGAAAAAAACGAAGCAATCGATATCAGATAATACGGCGCCCTTAAAAGCGTGTATCTTTAGCGAGCGCGCTGAGGTGACTTTTGCAGAAGATGATTCTACTGGTAATAAATTCAGAATAATCGGTTACACCGGTAATATTATCAAAGACCACTGGTACTGGGGTAATCTTGGAATTGATTTGAAGGGAACCAGTTTCTATAAGAAATGTTTAGCGGTGCTCGAGTCGCATTTTACTTTCAGCCGAATTGGCTTTACAACCAAACAAGAGATTTCCAATATGATTAGATTCGAGGGTGACTTCCTGAGAAATGATAATGCTCAGG